GAACTTTGAATGTCAGTTTTCCTGGTGAGCCTGACCGCTGTGTTGTCCACTCAATTCCTTCCTGGACTGCTGGCTGGTAGACCTTTGTTCCGGATCCATTCGCAACCAAAAGTTCAACGTTCATTTGTACACCCCCCTATGCTGCTGCCGGGATGGTCAGCACCTGTCCCGGATAAATTAGATTAGGGTTCCCACCTATGACGCTTTTGTTGGCATTGTAGATGGTGGTGTACTTGGATCCGTTGCCATAGAATTTCTTTGCAATATTCCACAGACAGTCACCTTTTACAACAGTATAGGTCTGGCTGGCTGCCGGTTCCGGGGAAGTTTCCGTTGACCTCGGTTTTTCAGCAGCAGCTGTCACCTTTTTCTGTGAAATGCTGACCTTGACAGTCTTGGTTCCGTATTCCTTCCACTGCTTCAGTGTGATCTTGACCATGCAGTCAAAGCCTTCATCCGCACTTTCTTCAATTTTGTAGTCTTCCAGGGAAACCTTCATGTTCGTGTCATAAAGGGCTTTCCCGTTTGGAAAAGCCCTTGTCACAATAAACTGGAACGGTTTCTGTGAAGTCTTCAGATCTTCAAAGTAGTCCAGGAAGTAGGATGCCTTTTTGAATCCCTTTTTGTATGTTCCAAATGGATATTTCACATTCGGAAGCATACATGTGAATTCAATGTCAGTCAGTCCCGGCTTCTTCAGGATGTTCACTTCACCTTCATTGATCAGTGTGACAGTTTTATTGGTTCCATTGATTTTTATAGTCAGCTTGTCGGGTGTGACCGGCAGCAGACATTTTTTCATGTAAAAAAGGTATGCCATTAGTCATGCACCCCCTCTGTGATTTCATCCACCGCTTCATTCACGGCACTGGTCAGACCGTCTACCACCCCATCCAGATCCATGTCAGAACTGATGTTGTTATTGTTCGTCTGTTCAATGGTGATTTCAGCAACGGTGTATCTGTTTACTGCTTCTTGTTCTGCGATATCACGCAAATATTTCAAATTTTCGGATGTGATGTCCAGTGAATCCTTGATTGCACTGGTATTACCGGCAGTGTCAGCCACGTCATCAGCCACACCGGATGATGCAAGCGTGTCACCAATAGATGCAGCATATTCATCAGCAGTCGGAACATCCACAGTGTTGAACAGATTGGAAGGATCAAAAGTATCACTGAACTTTTCAACAAGTCCGTCACCCCATGAAGCCCCTGCGCTGAACGCATCAGACACCCAGCCGTCCTGGAACGTGTCAAAGGTTGACATTCCTTCATTGAACGCATCTGCAATGCTGGTGTATTCCTCTTTGTTGTTTGCTGCTTCACTTGCTTTTGCTGCATAGTCATCTGCTGCACTTGTGATGCCGGAATAGTCAAATTCCACGAATGGCAGCTTGTTCAATGCTTCTGCAATTCCTGCAATGACCGTCAGAGCCGTGGACAGCAGATTGTAGAACCAGGACTGCACGGAACTAATTGCATTACTGAATGCCGTCATCATGTTGGATGCTACGGCTGCCAGTGCATTTCCAATTCCAAGGGCAATGTTCGCCACTTCCAAGCCCAAATTCTTAAAGAACTGAATGACCACATTGATTCCACCGGTGATCACACCAAAACCAGAGTTAGCCACACCGGTCATATCTGCGATAGCGGAACAGATGGCATAGATCAGTGCAATCAGTGCAATGATCAGAATGATGATCCAGGTGATAGGTGATGCTGCCATAGCTGCATTCAGACCTTCCTGCGCTGCCACTTCTGCCCATGTTGCTGATGTGGTTGCCCATGTTGCTACTGCATGAAGCAAAGTAGCTGCTGCCATTACTCCATGAATACCGGCAGAAATACCACTAACTATATTTGCTGCAAGTTGTGCGCCATAATAGACCATCAAAGCTGCTGCTATTCCGTAAATAATCGGGCTTATCCATGACCAGTTGTCAATAACAAGTTGTGCAAAGTTCAATGCACCTTCCAGCAGTGTGGAAAGTACACCCATGACCATTTCAAGCCCACCGGCAAAGGACTGAAGCACCGCTTCAATAGTTCCCCAGTTGTTTGTGATTGCCTGAACAAATAAAAGCACATAAGGGTACAGTTCCCGTCCAATCACTTCCTTCATATCACCCCAGGCATTTGTCATCTGGATGATCTGACCTTCCGGTGTATCGGACATAGTTTCGTACAGATTGCCCCAGGATTCATTGATGATCTGTGAAATGACTTCGGCAGCCTGCATGTCAGCAGACAAGTCTTCATATCCTTCCCCCAGGGTTGCAATCAGCTGTTCTTGTGTTGCGGTTCCTTCAATGACGGCTTTCTGTGCGTCCGTAAACTCAAAGCCCTTTTTCGTCATTGCGTCATATGCGCCAGTCATGATCTTGCCCAGGTTGGTTGCATAGTCCACCATGGTTGTGGTGTCAATCGCACCGCCCCCGGACATGCCCATTGCATAATTGGACAGGGTGTCCATCATGGTTGTGATGGCTTCAATATCCGAAAAATAAGTTGCAAATTCAGCACCGGCAGCAATCATGGATTCATCACCATAAATACCTTTAGACTGTATTTCACTAGCCTTGTCGGTAATGGCATCAAATTCTGCCATAATCGCTTGTGTCTGTGCAGTTACCGGAACCACTACTTCATCCACGCTGTCCTGGATGGAATTGATGTCATCCACTGCTTCCGTGGTATCTGCCGTGGTTTCAAGTTCAAAGGTTGCTACATAGTCATCATCCAGCATGTTGCCCAGTACGGTCATTAGCTGGTTTTCAGCGTTCAGCTGTGTATTGAACAGTTCAGTGCAATCTTGAATGAAGCTGAATGCTTTTCTGATTCCGGCAATACCCGTGAATCCTGCCAAAGCACCTGCAATCATGGATTGCAGCTTTTCCGCTTCGCCCGTCCCCTGCTCAATGGCATTATTGAACCGTCCCTGTTCCGTCACTTCATCACGGATGTAGGTTTCCGTGGTTCTGACCGTTTGGGACAGTCTCAAATAGGCTTCATTGATATGGCTTGCATCTGCACTTTCAATGGCAGCATTCAGTTCATTCTGTTCCTGAATTGCCTGGTCAAGCTGTGACCTTAGCTGTTCCAGCCCTGCATTTGCTTCATCCGTTCCAACATTCAGTTTGTTGGAAGAAATCTGCTGGATTCTCTGTGTTACCCATTGCAGACGCTGACCAAGGTTTGTAATGTCCTGTGCTGCATTATCCGGTAGGATATCCAAACCGGATGCAGTCTGTTCAATCTTCTGCTGTGTTTGGTTCAGTGTGTTCAGTGATGTTGTAGTAGCCTGGACTTCTGCATTGAACCGGTCAATCCCGGTGGAAGTAAATACTTCAAAATCACCCTGCCACTCAACCGGGACGGTGACGGGTGGTTGTTCCGGATCTACCAATGGATCCGGCACATCCGGCTGGACGGGTACATCAACGGGTGAAACGGCTGAAGCCATTGCCTGAAGCTGTGCATCCAGTTTCTTCTGTGTTTCCAGTGTCTGGTTGATAGACGTGTTCAGGCTGTCAAATTGCAGCTTGACCGTTTCCACATCCAGGTCAAAGGGATTTTCCTGCATGAATTCCAAAGCAGATTGCATCTGCCGGATTCCTGCATTGGTTTCTGCTATCTTGGACTGTACGTCATCAGGAAGAACATCCATGGAAGCACCCTGGCTGTTGATTCTCTCCTGAACAGACACGATCTGTTGCAGTGCAGTCCCTGCAAGGTTTATCAGATTCTGGTATTGTTCAACCCCGGACAGGTCAGGTTCCGGGAACTCTATATCCGGCTGTTGCGTCACAACGGGTGTGACATCCACTTCCAGACCGTCCGGTGTGTCAATCACAGGTTCTTCCGTTACCACCGGGGTGACGGGAACTGTGATGTCATCATAAGTGATTGGCTGCTGTTCTGTGATTTCAGCCATGACCGGGACTGTAATGTCTTCCGGTGTTTCAATGTCCGGCTGCTGTGTGACCACAGCTTCCACGGGGACGGTTACATCTTCCGGTGTATCAATCACCGGTTCAGCGGTTACTTCTGGAACCACCGGAACCATGATATCTTCCGGTGTGTCAATCACAGGTTCTTCCGTTACCACCGGGGTGACGGGAACTGTGACATTGGACGGTGTGTTTACTTCCGCATCCACGGCAGGTGGTGGATTGGCAAGCACCTGGAACGGAATTTCCTGCTGTGCAGGTGCTTCCACAGTGGGTGCAGTTGGCTGGTCAATATTGATCACGGGTGCATTGATATCCTGCAATGCTTCTGCCAGTTCCCTGGCTGATGCAGTGGCTTCATCAATGTCACTTGCAGCACTCACCATGGTAGAAGTATCAACACCGGCATTCATGGTCTGCTGCATCTGTTCCATTTCACTGACAGCTTCAGAAACAGAGTACACAATCCCATCAAGGACAGGGGTAAAATTGTCCTGAAGTTCAATGCCTGTTTTGATACTTGACATAGTTTATTTTCCTTTCTTACCTGACTTTCTGCGTTGGATTTCCCGTTCCTTCTTCCGGTCATTTTCTGCCTTGATATCAATGGCAGCTATGACAAAGGCTTTTTCCGGTTCTTCCATGGCAAGGAACTGTGACGGTAGGATGTGCAGTTTATGCAAACAGTAATAAGCATAATTTGCTTCTGCATCACCGTCATTTATCAGTTTTTTGCGTCATCTACCTTTTCCTCAAGGGTCTTGGTGAATCCCTGGAACTTCTGAACCCACACGCACAAACTCTGATATTCACCGGCATCATCAATCATTGCAAACAGCAGGTCTTCCGGTGTCTTCACTCCATAGGAATCCTGAAGTTCTGCATCATACAGATCCGGGCAGACAGTGGATGCAACGATCATCTGTGTCAGGTACTTGGAAGTGTTCAGCTTCGGACGGTACATGTTAGGCTTGCCGGTGATGGGAACATCAATAGTGCAGTTTTCACGCATCTGCTCATTCTGCTTAGATGTAATGTGCTTGAACTCAAATTCCAGCGGTTTTCCTTCCTCGTCACAAAGGGATGTGGTAGGTGCATAGAATTCATTTTCCTTGGTTGCCTTGTTAGGCTTCATAAATCTTGCGAATTTAGACATGTTTGTTGTCCTTCCTTTCTGTTATTCATCCATAATCAAAACCCCTTCATATGAGCCTATATGAGCCTATATGAAGGGGTTATGTGTTATTGTGTAGCTGCTTAGTTCGTTACGAACCCAGCCAATTCAGTAAAGTCTTCCGGGATGCTGAAATCATCAAATGTACCCTCAATGGATTCATCCAAAGATTCCCCATCTGCATCAGCGTCAAACTTCGACAGAACACCACCATCAGTCAAGCAGTCATAGAAGATGACGGTCTGACGCTTTGCATCAGATGCCGGATCATCATTGGTAATCTGCATTTCAAAGTAGATGTCCTTGCCGGTGTTCTTGAACTGAACCATCAGTTCACGCATAACGGAAGTGTTGTAGTGCATGGTTCCACTGAACGTTCCTTCCATACCGTAGGACTTGTGACCTGCCATGATAGCACCCAGCCTGGACACTTTGCCCTTAGACTTATCAATGGTGAATTCCACATCAATCATCTGCATGAAGTTGTAGCGTCTGCCATTGATGGTTGCATAGCATTCAGCCAACCTTGCGGAAATCGCATCCTTGGCTTTCATAATGGTAATATTTCCCATTTGCTTTTTACCTTCCTTTCTTCAGATTAGGACACAACGGTTGTCATGTACAGCTTGCCCATGGCATTGACCACGGTGACTGCATCCTGCACCACAACCGCCTTTTTGGTGTCACCTGCGCTGACCACAACGTCCGAATCCTCAAAGTCTTCAATGGCACGGATTGCCAGAAGTTCCTGATGATGCTTCACAATGTCAGACCACAGGGAAATGCGCCCTGCTTCATCATTGGGAACAGTTCCCAGGTAGCTGGTAGCAAACAGGACTGCAATGTCATTGCCGATCTGATCAATGACACGGACTGTCTGGTTGTCCTTGAAGATTGCACCACAGTCATCCGTAGTGGTTACCATGGTGTTAATATCATCCAACACACGAACATCACCGTTGACATTGTGGAAAGTGAATTCACCTTCCTGGATTGCCTTGGTCAGTTCGGACTGGTTATAGTCCACATCCACGGTGAATTCACCGTCATACTGCTTGTTCTGAAGGGATTTATTGACCGCACATCCAGCCTGTGCGCCAGTTACCCAGTACACAAGGGATGCTTCAGACCAGTCGTCATCCGTAACCTTGTTCTTGACGCTGATTCCACCCATGTAGTCAGCGGACTTGTAGTCATACAGAACCAGCTGGAACTTCACACCTACATCATCACGCATACGCTTCACAAAGGAAGCAGCCAGCCCCTTGACAGTGGCTTCCTTGGTGACAATACCCATGGTGTTGAACCGGTAGGATTCAATCTTGTCCAGATAGTCCTGGTATGCGGTTCCGGTGACTGTCCCGGTAGTTCCACCGGTCAGCGGTGTGGATGCAGTAACCAGAAGGGTTGCATCTTTCTTGAACACCACATAGTCATTGTCTACCAGATCAGATGCAGAAGAAACCGTCTGCATATCAACGGCAGTAGTGTCCATGTAGGTGTAGCAGTCAAACTGTTTCGGATCATCCACATTTGCCTGAATCACGATCTTCAGCGCATTTCCACGGACACCAGGATATTTTGCAGTTGCAAAAGTGCAGGCTGCCTTTGTACCACCAGTATTCAGCTTGTAGGCATAAAGGGTCTGTGCATACTTGAACAGGTCACGCAAGCCCTTCATGCGGTCATCCGTGTACGGATATCCAAAGAACTTCATGCTGTTTTTCTGGAAGTCAGCAACCCCCACTTCAAAAATCTGACCTTCAACACCCCAGTCTAATTCCAGGGGCATGGTTACAACTCCACGGTCAGAAAGAGTTGCGGTAGCAGATGCTACGGACACAAAGTTGATATATGCGCCCGGCAGCACCTTATTCTGTGAAATAAAAGAACCACCACCAAGTGCCATTATTTATCACCTTTCCTTTCCTTGTTCTCTGTAAAATCACCGGTATCAAATTCCTGGATCATCTTGTCCACCTGACTGAAGGTGTACTGCTGCCCATCTACCAGAAGGGCATTCACCAGATCTTTTCTTCCGGCATACTTTGCACAATTCACCAGCTGAACCTTTTCAAATACCGGTTCAGTTACGGTTTCAACATTCACAGCCCCTGCTTCCGGGGCTTCAGCTGTTTTTTTCTGTGCCATTTCAGTCACTTCCTTTCTTCTCAATTTGTTTCAGACTTAGGGATTCCATTGGAACCCCGGTTTCTACTTTGCGTATGAAAAATTCATAGTCCACAAAGAAGTTCAGAACTCCATCAACTACTTCATGGTGCATGTTCGTTCCACGGATTGGTCTTGTGTCACCTTCACAGGTGATCCACTCCATCACCCACACCAGCTGTTCCCCAATGGCATTGCATTCTGCCTGATAGCCTGTTTCAGACTTGGGGAAATACTGGATCAGAATGTGGTTGTGCTGCAAATAGCGTTTTCCAAGGAACAGGTCAGTGGATGGGTTCAGTGATTGCACAAAAAAAGCAGGTTCCTTCAGACCCTGCTTGATTTCTTCATCATAAATTTCATAGGCATCACCGTCAGCATTGAACTTTTCATCCAGTGCCTTTGCGACTGCCCGTATAATTTCATTGATCATTTCACCAACCCTTCCATGTATTTCTTGACCTTTGCTTCAAGTACCCGTGGGGCAATAGCCTGAAGTTCCTGTTCTGAAATCGTCATCATAAACTTTCCAGGAACCCAGCCGTTGTGACTTGGTGTCCTGTGTCCAAATTCCACATAAGACGCATATTCCACGGGATTCACAATTTCAATCACATATTCATTTCCAACATGTTTGACTTCCAGGGAATCAGCATATGCTGAAGCAGACGCATGTTTTTCCCCAGTCCAACCCCTGCGTAACGTACCGCCTTTTTTGCCGGAACCTTTTGGATATTTTCCAACCGGTGTCCGTTTGATAACCTTTGCCAGCAGTCTTGCAGCCAGTTCCTTTGCACACGATTCCACAAAAGCATCCGGGTTTTCCATGGACTTCAGCTTTTTTTCAAAGTCTTTCATTCCCCGGATGTCAAATTTTCCCATCTTAGCCATTTATGCAAACTTGTCAAACAATTCAAGCACGATTTCCTGATGTGTGTCATATACGGCAGATTTCCCACTATGGGTGTACACAGTGGTGATACCTGCCTGTGTCACAGTGATCTTGGATCCGGGCTTGATGTCCAATTCAGGTGCAATGAACAGCTTCGTGGTCTGTGAAATCTGTGCTGCTGAAGCAGACTGTGTATCTGCTGCACTGCTTTCTATTGACACATGACAGGGTTGGTTTTCCAGAAGGATCACCTCACCCTGCTTTGTCAGTCCTGATTCCTTGTCCTTCACCTTGCCCCACTCGGACACTGTTGCAGTGCCGTCATAGTGGTATTTCTCAAATGCTGACCGGGCTGCCAATCGTGCAGCCAGTACAGTGCTGTTCACCATTTCACCTTCCTGTGGGAATTCATATCATGCTTCCCATAGGTCATCAGATAGCTGATCAGTGTGTTCAGCTTCTGTTCATCCGTCTGCGATCCTTCACCAGTAGCAAACACCGTGTTGGTGTCACCGGTCTGGATCTGTTTGATTGCAAGGTCAAGGTTCAGGTTTGACAGGTCAGCAGGGGCAAAGGTCTTTTTCTGCTGAAGGAATTCACCAACAGCATAGTCAGCGGTTACATACTGCAAAGAACTTGGAATATCATCAGGACAGTGTTTGAAGTTGCAGTAATTGCAGACATACTGTGCAGCGTGTCCGGTCACATAGTTCAGTGTTTGTTCATCTTGTTCAGTGACCGTATATCCAAAGGTCATCAACCGCATGTTCACCAATTCAGTCAATTCTGTCATTGTCATACGGTTCACCGCCTTTCATTTATCCGATCTTGTGCTTGAATGCAACAATGCGGATCTGCTTCGGCTCATAGACACGCTTCCAGTTCTGTGCATTGGCAAGTTCTGCTTCAGTCGGTGTTTCCACGTTCTCACGCACAAG